GGCATATATCCAGCCTACCGGGTTAACTATACCCACTACCGGTAACACCAGGAGCCGATAATGAGCGATTATGAGTCAGCAGCTTCGTGCTACCAAACTATGGTAGGTAAGCGCCGCGTGTACGAACTTAGAGCCGAAGATTGCGCTGAGCTCACTATTCCGTCGCTCTTTCCTGAATCCGGATTTAACGAAGCCCAGCAACTTGAAACACCGTACAACTCGGTAGGCGCTCGCGGCGTTAACCACCTCGCCTCAAAGCTTACCTTATCCTTAGTGCCCCCAAGTCAGCCGTTCTTCCGGCTCACCATAGACGACAAGGCTCAACTTCAGCTTGACCAACAACCCGAGCTAAAGATGGTCGTCAACGAAGCCCTGGCTTCTATTGAACGCCGGGTATCCCGTGAAATTGAAATTCGCGCTTTGCGCCCGGCTATTACTTACGCGATCAAGCTTTTGATCGTCACCGGTAATGCCCTCGTCCACCTTCCTGATGAGGGTGGCATCCGCGTATTCGCGCTGAAGAACTATGGCGTTGAACGTGACCAGATGGGTAACGTCAAGGAAATAGTTCTGTGCGAAAAGCTTTCCAAATATGCCCTGCCCAAAGATATTAAGAGTTTCTTAGGGCTGGACGTTGAAGTTGAAGACGAAGCCCTCGAACCGGGCAAGGAGGAGTACAAGCTCTTTACGTACGTCGAGATGGAAGAAGATGGCAAGTACCATATTCACCAAGAGATTGACGGGGCTATTATTCCTGAATCTGTCGGCTCTTACGAGGCCGACCAGCTCCCGTTCCTTGCTCTGAGATGGACCGCCATAAGCGGGGAATCTTACGGTCGTGGGTTGGTTGAAGAGATTCTCGGCGATTTGGTGTCGCTGGAGGCTCTAACCAAGGCTATCGTGATCGGCTCGGCAGCCTCAGCTCGCGTCGTGGGCCTAGTTAACCCCGCTGGTTTCACCAACGCGTCCGACCTGAATAAGGCCGAGAACGGCGCGTTCGTGCTTGGGAATGCGGCAGATGTCTCATTTCTTCAAGTTCAGAAGGGGGGTGACTTTCAAGTCGCCATGCAGACGATGGCGGCTATCAGCCGTCGGGTAGAAGCGTCGTTCTTGCTTAATGCCTCGGTTCAACGTCAGGCTGAACGGGTAACCGCCGAAGAGGTACGTCTGCTTGCAGCAGAGTTAGAATCCGCGCTAGGTGGAGTCTACGCTACGCTGTCGCAAGAACTTCAGCTTCCTATGGTTCGCCGTATGATGGCGCAACTTACGGAAGCCGATAATATTCCCGCTATTCCTAAGGCGCTTAAGAACTACATCCACCCGGCTATTATCACCGGCGTGGAAGCCCTCGGGCGCATGTCCGACCTTGAGCGTATTAGAATGTGGGCTGGCTTAGTCGGTCAAATAATGGGACCGCAGGCTATTCCGCAGGTCATTAACCCAGAAGTATTCGTCCAAACCGTCGCAACCGCCCTCGGACTTGATATCAAGGGCTTGGTTAAGACGCGTGAACAAATCGCCGCCGAAACGCAGCAGGCTCAGGCTATGCAGAACGCTTCGTCGTTCACGCAAGCCGCCGCGGGTCCCGCCGCTACCGGCATGATGGATATCGTTAAGGAAGCCATCGCCACGCAACAAGCGAATGCGCAGGCGCAGGCTCAATAAGGAGAGATATGGAAAAGTTCAATTCCGTTACTATTTCGTCGGAATCCTCGGGCCCTGAAGCCCCGGCTCCGGTTACAAATCCTATTGAGGCAAGTCCGCCACCGGCACCTGCCCCAACAGAATCGGCCAGACCCTCATGGCTGCCCGAGAAGTTCAAGTCCGCAGAAGACCTTGCAAAGGCTTATTCGGCCCTTGAATCTAAGCTTGGCTCTAGTGGCGAAGAACAGCCAGCTCAAGCTGCCCCGACTAAGGACGATCCGATGGCTATTAAGCCGGCGGAACCGGTTCCTGATAACGACTCGTTCGTCGATAAGTTCTCGGAAGAGTTCATGGCGAATGGTAAGTTGTCGGATGAGTCGTACAAAGCGCTCTCCGAAAAGGGCTATTCTAAGAAGATGGTTGACGGCTTTATTGCCGGTCAGCAAGCTATTCTTCAGCAGAGCCGCAATCAAATCTTTGGTCAAGTAGGCGGCGAGGAAGGCTACAAAGAAATGATTACCTGGGCTTCCCAGAATCTTTCTAAGGGCGAGATAGACGCCTACAACAAGGCCGTAGCGTCCCAGGATTGGTCTAGCGTTCAGTTCGCCGTTAACGGACTTAAGGCCCGGTACGACGGCACTAAGGCGCCCAAGCTTGTCCAGGGTCAAACCAGCAACGTCCGTGAGGGCTTCGCCTCCCGCGCCGAGCTCGCTAAGGCTGTTTCCGATCCCCGATACAAAACCGACCCGGCCTACCGCCGTAAGGTTGAAGAGAAACTCTCGGTATCGAGATTTGGTTGAGCCCAGATAAGTTACGTAAGCGCGTCCTAATAACCGAATCCGGCTGTTGGATATGGCAGGGTTCGGTAGGGCGTGCGGGCTATGGAACGGTAGCCGTTATTTATGACGGAGCGAAATACTATCTAGCCCACCGGTTGTCCTACGCTTTATTTAAGGAACATCCGGGTGATCGCGACGTGGACCACTTATGCGGAAACCGCAAATGCATATGTCCCGATCACCTCGATGCCGTAGATAAGAGCGTCAACCGAGGACGCGGTGTTCACTGGAACACCCGTAAAACCCATTGCAAGTACGGCCATGAGCTCCCGGGTGTTCCGGGGTCGGGCCGTATTTGTGTTCCCTGTCGGCTGAACCGCCGACGCGTGTGACCTAAACAAGACCGCAAGCCTCCTGCGACCCACCTACGGGTGGATAATCCTGAGAGACCCGGGCCTATGTGATCGTCTCACATTTGTTCGTTTCTTTTGTTTCTTTTTCTGCGCATAGCGCAGGAGGTTAATTATGGCACGTGTAATTGGAACAGCGTCGGATAACACCACGCTGCTTTATGAATTGTTTGCAGGTGAAGTCCTCGCGGAGTTCGCGAAGACCACCGTCTCTATGGACACGATCCGTCAGCGTACCCTCCCTAAGGGTGCGAAGTCGATTTCGTTCCCTAAGCTTGGAACGGCAACGGCGGGTTACCACACCGCCGGTCAGAACATCATCTCCACCGACGCTGAGGGCTACGCCAACACCACCACCGCTCCCCGAGGTGATGTATACAAGGGTGAGAAGATCATCTACGCCGATAAGAATCTCATTTCGTCGGTTCTCATCGACGACCTTGAAGCTAAATTGCTCGCGTGGGATGCCCGCGGTGAGTACTCGAAGCTTCTCGGCCGCTCAATCGGCGAGAAGATTGACCAGACGATCATGCGCGTGATCTTTAACGGCGCTGGCGTTGCGTCCGGCGCGGACTACACGGGTCACCCGGGTGGTATTGCGAAGACCGTGAATGCGACCGCGGCTGGAACGGATGTTGCGACGTTGACTACTGCCGCTAACGTGGCTACCGATATTCCGTTGTTCTTGACTTCTCTTATGGAAGTTAAGACCGCGATGGATTCTAACTCGGTACCTATGGAAGGCCGTGTTTGCGTTATCCCGCCAGCTATCTACAACTGGCTCCTCTCGGGTGCTCTCAAGGGCATCGCGTCGGGCCTGTTCATCAACCGTGACGTTGGTGGCGCTGGTTCGGTTTCGACCGGTGGTCTCGGCGATATTGCTGGCTTCAAGATTGTCATGTCCAACAACATGCCCTTCTCGAACTTTACCAGCACGGATCACCGTCTTATCTCGACCGAAGGCAACACCTACACCGCCAATACGTCGGCGTTGGCTGCCCTCTGCTACCAGACGGAAGCTGCCGGTATGGTCAAGGTTTCGGATCTCGCCATCGAGTCCGAGTACATGACCGAGTACCAGGCTGATCTCCTCGTCGCCAAGCTTGCTTGCGGCGTTGACGTGTTGCGCCCCGAGGCGTGCGCGAAGATCACCGTCACCTGATCCCTGATCTGGATCCTCCGGGGGCTTAGGCTCCCGGGGGTTTCCCCTTAACCTCCCTAGGGAGATTCCTATGCCGTTCAAATCAAAAAAGCAGATGCGGTACCTCTACGCTAAAGAACCGGCTGTTGCCGAGAAGTTCGTTGAAGAGGCCCGTGAGAAGCACCAGGCTATGATTCAGCCCGGCAAAAAGAAAGTTCGCGTAACCGTATCTATGGATAAGAAGAAGTAGGAGCCACGATGCAAGCCACCACCAAACTCGAGGCGGTTAACTCTATCCTTATGGCCGCTGGGGAAGCCCCGGTATCGACCATAGCGGGAAATAACGGCTTGCACGTACAACAGGCTATCTCCGTCCTTGACGAGGTATCCCGGCGTGTCCAGGCTGACGGCTGGACGTTCAACCGTTTGAGTCAGTTATTCACGCTTGACGCAAACAATAAGCTTCCGGTTAATACCGACATCATATCTTTAGACGTTGACCTGAATCAGGTTGACGATCTAATCTACGTCATCCGAAATAACTTTATTTGGGATATGAAAAATAATACCGACGTATTCACGGCTGATTTAACGTTGGACGTTATTGTTTTACTTGACTGGGAAAATCTCCCTATGCACGCCCGAGATTACATCCTGGCCAAATCTATTCGGATGTACACCGACCGAACCGTCGGTACTTCCGAACTCGCCCAATTCACCCGTCAGGACGAGCAGGAAACGTGGGCTAGATTCCGTCGCACTGAGATGCAAATTGGCGACTACCGCGTCCTTGACGCCGAGACCTATCGCCGAATTATGAACCCGAGGCGCATCTAATGGCTGAATTTAATTACAGCATAGACTCGGTTTTAGGCGGGGTAAGCCAGCAGGCTCCTTCCGTTCGCCGCCCTGATCAATGCATTCAGCTTGATAACGGGTACATTAACCTAACCGACGGCCTGCATAAGCGAGCTCCTACCGAGCATATGGTGCGGGCGTTCACTACGGCTACTATTCCCGCCGCCGGTTCTAAGATTCACACCATAGACCGTGGTGACGGTCAACGTTTTGTTGTCGTCATATCTTCCGGCGACATCAAAGTGTACGACGAAAGCGGTACGGTTAAGACAGTTAATAACCTGTCAGCCGACCTTGCAACTTATTGCGCCTGCCCGGATCCGATGAGCATGCTTAAGCTCGTTACCGTGCAGGATACAACGTTCATCGTCAATACCGGTATTATCGCCTCCACGAATAACTCTGTTTTTTCCCCCGCACCCGCCTACACGCGGGAGGGCTACATCTACGTCCGTGCGGCTAATTACAACCAAACTTACCGCGTCCGTATAAAGACGCTTGCGGTTGCCGAGCAGACTTTCGAAGCTAATACCTGGGACGGCACCAAGAATACCGGTGTCCAAGGCCCCGGCGGCGCCGGAACTCTTGTCCCGGCTACCGGCTATCTAAACGTCAATACCGAGGCTATTGCCGAGGACCTAAAGAGTAAGATCAACGTCCAAACAGGCGTGCACGGCTTTACCGCTACCCGCCACGGTTCGCTGATCCACCTTACCGCATCTAGCGGCAATAACGATTACATCCGGGTAGAGGACACGGTAGGAAATACCTCGCTCAATCTCGCCTACCAACAAATTGACCAAGCCGAGAACTTCCTGCCGGACATGTGCCGCGACGGCTTTAAGATCAAGGTCATAGGCGACCGTGACCGAGATATTGACGACTACTATCTCGAGTTCATCGGCGATAAAAATGACTCGCTCACCGTCGGTAAAGGCTACTGGGAAGAGACCGTAGCCCCGAGCACTCTTATCCGTTTGTCGGCGGCAACGATGCCGCACACGCTTACATGGAACGGTACTTCGTTTGATTTTAATACCGTCACCTGGACTGATCGTGCTTCCGGCAATATCGCTTTAAACCCGTGGCCGTCTTTCGCCGGCAAATACATCAAGGACATCTTCTATTTTGGCGACCGTCTTGGCCTAATAGCCGACGACCGCATATGCATGTCCGAGCAGGGATATTACTACAATTTCTTCCGTACGACTACCCGGCAGCTGATAGATACCGACCGTATTGACGTTCAGATATCTACCAACCGCGTCGTGAATATTCACCACGCGCTTCCGTACAACAACTTCCTGCTGCTCGTTTCCGAGCGTGGGCAGCACGTGCTCCGCGGTCAGGACGTTTTAGCCCCGCGAACGGTGACGATTATTCCGGCTACTGAATACCCGTCGTCGCCAAAATGCAGTCCTGTCCTTTCAGGACGGTCAGTCTACCTTGCCGACAAGGTCGGCGATTATGGCCTTGTCCGTGAGTTCTTGCAGTTCTCGGACGGCGAAGCGTTTGACGCTTTTGATGTGACCAGCCAGGTCCCGTCGTTCGTATCCGGGACAATAACCCAGATGGCCGTGTCCAATCAGCAGGATTGCCTTGCTTTAACCACGAGCGACAAATCGTATTTGTACGTCTACAAATTCGCGTGGTCTGGGAATCAAAAGATAGTCTCGGCCTGGTTCCGTTGGGAATTTAACGGAAACGAAGTTCGCTCTATGAGCTGGATCGGGGAAACCCTCTACCTGCTTATTAAGCGCACCGACGGCTTGTACGTTGAGAAACTCAACCCCACGGCAGGCCGGGTAGACACCGGACGCAGCTTCCTGGTCCGCCTTGATCGTCGCGTACCCCATACGGCCTGCACGGAAGGCTATACGGCCGGCACGGGCTTGACGACTATCACCTTGCCTTACGTCGTGGACACGGGTAAAACCGTCGCCCTGGTTGACGCAAACGGCTTTGCATATTACGCCACGTCCTACCCCGCGACTAATCAGGTCACTATCAGGGGTGATTGGACATCGGCGGCTTACCTTATCGGACAGATATACACGTTCACCTTTAACCCCGGTGAACCGATCTTAAAGAGCCCAACACAAGGCGGATTTGTCGTTGCCCCTACCGGACCGATGAAGGTTAGACGCGGTAGAGTCCGGTACAAAGATACGCGTATTTTTGATGTAGCGGTGACTATGGATAACCGTGATACTTTCAACTACCAGTTCACGGCTCCGGACGTTTCCAATACACTAACTAATAGCGTCACGTTAGATGACGGTGAGTTCAGTTTCCCGGTAAGCGGTCAGGCCGACAATGCGGTGATAACCATCACCAATTCGACGCCATACCCAAATAATATCGTGTCCATGTCCTACCTGATTAACTACAAGCCAAAGGGTGCCCCGTGGCGATAGTAGAAATAGTAGAACCGACAGGAGCGACCATTGAATATTTGGGTAGTCATCTACGTGATATTGACCGACTGGAAGCTGTCCTTTTCACTGGTTGCCTCCCTGAAGAGGCGGTTAAGCTATCGGTTGAACACAGTTTTGTCTCACGCGTGGCTCTCGTTGACGACGAGCCCGTATGCATATTCGGTATCTCTCACGGCCAACAATTTGATATCCCTTGGATGGTTGGGACAGATACCATGACGGTACAACCGCCAATCCGAATAATGGTCCAAGCCCGTAAGTTCCTGTCTAACTATTCCGCCCTCCATCTTTCTAATTGTATCCTCTCCGACAATATTCATTCTATTCGCTTCCTTACGGGCTTGGGCTTCACCTTCCACCCTGAGTTTGATTACGAGGGGTTTAAAGTCCGCATTTTTGAAAGGAGGCCAGCATGTGCTTAGGTCTTCCCGCGTTGCTCGGTGCCGGCTTACAAATCTTCTCCGGCGCGGCGCAATACATGTCGCAATCGGCTTACGCCAAGACGCGTCAGCAACTTGAAAACGAGATGTCCGCCCGCAATCAAGCGTTGGCCTTAGAGGCATCCCGAGAGAACTATTCCGCGCTTCAACAGCGCGATATTCAATTCGGGGCTAAGGCCGCCGAACAGATTCAGGCGATCACCCGTGAAGCCCGTGCGGCTCAAGGGCGCGTAGGCGTGGCCGCTGCTGCCGCTAACGTTAAGGGGCAATCGGTAGACGAACTCCTCCAAACGTACGAGCAATCGCAGCTTGAATATGTTAACAAAGTCCTTGTTAACCGAGATTGGCAACGGGCTCAGGCTGAGTCCGAAATGCGTGGCGTCCGCTTAGGGCTCGAGTCCCGCTTAGTCGCGGCGACCCCGGACATTATCCCGATGCCTAACCTGTGGGCCAACGCCCTCGGCTCGTTCGCCAGCGCGTTTAACACGGGCATCAGCATTCAATCGGGTCTTGACCCGTCGATATTTAGATCAACTCCCGCTGCGTCAACCGGTTACACCGGTAGTCCCGATGTACCCTACGGAGCGTTGGGAATGAACACCCCGCCCGCCGGCATGGGCTATGACCAATTTGGTTACCCGATTTCCCTTTACCAAGGTTAAGGTTTAAATGGCAACACCCAGAACCCAAGTCCCCGAACTTCAATTCGGAGTCGGGTATCAACCGGTAGCCAGCCCGGCCTTGCAGGCACCCGTTCTTAGGGCTCCGCAGATCTACCAGGATGATACCGTTCAGGCCCTCGCCGAGTTCGCTAATAACTTCACCCAGGGCTTCGCGAAGCTTAAGCAGGTTCAAACTCAGCAGGACACCATCCTCGGCGAACAGATGTTCCTTGAACAACAGGCCGAGTTTGAGGGCCTGTTTGATAGCGCGACGCCTAGCCTTGATTCGGAAGGCAAATTCCTACGGGCTAAGCAGCTCGCCGAAGAGACCTCCCTGGGCGCCCGTATCGGCTTTGAGCGAGCCGCGGGGCGTATGTTGGCTTCCCGCGAACGCGAAACTATTGAGCAGGCCATCCAAAAGGCCGTAGTTGAAGGCTCGGCACCGGATCCCACCACGGGTATTCCGGGTAACCCGTCGCTCTTTAATGCGGACAGCGCCATCGCTAACGCCCGTAAAGGCTTCCGTGATTCGGTTGCTAAGTCGGGGTCTAACTGGGTTCTTTCGTCCCCGTACGCCCAGGAAGAGTACACGAACAACATGGCGCGGCTTTTACCCGAGGCGATTGCTAAGGGCCGTAGCGAGCTGCTTAAGGTTAAGCAGGAGAAGTTCCGCGAACAGCTTATGGAACAAACTTCGTCGCTAATTAATAACGAGCTGTCGAAGGTTTGGACCGGAGAGCAAACCAAGCAACAAGCGTTTGCTAACATCGGAACTTTCGTACGGAATAATGCTGTTCGTGGCGGGATATTTAACCCGCGTCAATTTTTAGTTCAGGCTTCGTTCAACGCGGCGCGTATGTCGCTAACCGGGCAGGTTCTTAGCGACGGAACTATGAGCATAGATACCGCCAAAGCGCAACGTTTGTATGATTTGAT